AATGGTGGCCTAGGACGTCCCAAGGGAACACGCAACAAACTTACCACTCAGGTAAGGCAAGCCATTGAGGGGGCTCTGAACGCTGGTGACGGTGCAGAGGAGTTCTTCATCAAGCTTAAGGAGGAGGATCCCCGGACATTTACCAATGCAGTAGTCAAGTTGCTACCTGTACAAGTAGAGGCTGATCTTCGCGGTAAGGTGGACAACAATGTCACTGTAACCTTCGTGGGGTCAGTTGATCATGGGTAACATATCAGTCACAGTTAATTTCATACGCATCCAGAAGGCTAAGGACGAGGGCAAGGACGGCTGCATACTACAGGGTTCCGCAGGGTCTTCAAAGACCTTCAGCGTCATCCAGTGGCTCGCACAGCACGCTAGCAAGACACCTAACCAGCGGATCTCATGCTACAGGCAGTTCCGTAGCTCTGTTAAGGAGACACTGGTAGCTGACTTCAAGCGGATCATGGCTGAGGAGGAGGGCATGATGGGCATCTGGGATGACAAGTGCTGGAATGCTAGTGATCTCAAGTATCAGTTCCGTAATGGCTCTATAATAGCCTTCAATGGCTGCGACAAGGCGGAGAATCGGAAGGGTAAGCGGGATGACATCAGTTACATGAACGAGGTGACCGAGGTCAATTACGAGTCATTCAATCAGATTGCAATGCGGACATCCTTCGTCATTGCCGACTTCAACCCTAGTTACGACCACTTCATCTATCGGTTCCGGAACAACCCGGACTATGCTTATCACGACTCAACGTTCCGTGACAACCCTCTGCTGCCTGCTGGGGAGCGTAAGACCATCCTAGGCTATGAGCCTACCAAGGAGAACATCGAGAAGGGTACAGCGGACGACGCCATGTGGCAGATCTACGGCATGGGCAAGCCTGCTATCCTCAAGGGGCTGATCTTCACTAACTGGGAGGAGTCTACTGAGTGGCCTGAGCTGGCTGCATGTGAGCGTCGTGGCTTTGGCTGTGACGTTGGCTTTGTTGACCCTACCACAGTGATCGAGTGCAGGTTCGCGATGAACACGCTATACCTACGTCAACGTGTGTGGGATGTGGGCATGACTGACTTGCCTAACCCGGAGAGTTCCGACTCTTCACTGGTCGAGATGATGGAGGAGGCAGGCATACCAAAGGATCAGCCTGTATATGTGGACTGTGCTTACCCTCAGACGGTCAAGGCGCTCAAGTCATACCGATTCAATGCCATTAGCTGCACCAAGGGCAAGGACTCCATAGCGGAGGGCATACAGCTCCTTAGGCGCTTCAGGATTAAGATCCACAGTGACTCACGGCAGCTTATCAAGGAGTTTGCCAGCTACACTTGGAAGGTGAACCCGCAGGGCATGATCACGAACACTCCCATTGATAAGTACAATCACGGCATTGATGCTGTCCGTTACTGGGCAAAGGCGCAGATGCCAGCAGTCGCACTAGGCAACCGTGGTGCAAAGCGTGTGAAGATAGCGGGTGGAGGCTCACGACGATTCTAATGAGTGATGCATACGAGCTATTCCATGTGAATGACGTGGCAACTGCTGACTTGGCTCTTGAGCTGGTAGAGGCTGCATTCCCGGACTGTCACCCTTGGCTACCTGCTGAGGGTCGTGGTGAGTATATGCTGCGGTTCGGGCTGTGCTACATACTGTTCAAGGATGACGAGTATCGTGGCTTCTTTGCTATCATGACCGATGAGAGTGGTGCTTACTTGCATTTTGGGACTACTGGACGTGCCTATGCGCTCCGTGACGTCCTCTGGGCATTGCCACGTGCGCAATCTATCGCTGCGAATGTATACGGGCTTCCTGAGCTATTCTGTGAGGTTGACGAAGGTTCCATCATAGCCAAGCTTATCAACAAGTTAGGCTTCATTCGGGAGTCTACTTCAACCTACTCAATCAAATATCATGGGAAGCAAACCTAAAGCACCTAAGCCAGTCAAACCACCAGTTCCAGTTGCACCAGTGACAGAAGAAGATCCACAGGCAGTAGCGTCTGGTGATGCAGAGCGTCGTCGCTTGGCACAACAAGCAGGCCGCAATCAGTCGGTAACATCGAATCGTTCAACAATCCTCGGATAAACATGGCTAAGCGCAAATCAACACCTTATGCGGCATCTGAGGGAACTCAGGATGATCGCGCAGTAAAGATCATAGCAGCATACGGTGCAGCGAAGAGCGCACGGTCTAATGTGGACACAACGTTTCGAGACATCGAGCGCCTAGTCCTTCCGTCTATGAACGGCAGTAACACAGACAACAGGCAAGCAGAGGGGCAAGACCAGCGTCCTGTGTCCTCTGTAGCCACGTCTGAAGCTATCCTGCTTGGTTCCAACCTGTATTCTCACAGCTACAGCAACTCGGATCGTAACTTTGCGTTGCGTGCAGCGTCTAATGACGACCGGGAGTCCATGAAGGAGTGGTTGCAGAATGCTACAGACAAGATCACGGAGTATATGCAGAACTCCAACTTCGGTCAGGTGTACGGTGAATTCACTCGCATCTGGGCTAACTTCGGCACAGGCATCTGCGGGGTAGAGTTCGATAAGGACACCTCAGAGCTTGTATTTACGTCGATACCCATCACAGCGAACGTATACATCAGCGAGAACCACCAAGGGCAGGTGAAGGGCTTCAAGCGCCTCCTACAGCTCACTGCTGATGATGTGGTAGCTATGTTCGGTGAGAATGCGCTATCTACTGATGGTCGTGAAGCTTACGGTGACATCTCCAAGTCGGGCAAGAAGTTCGACTACATTTTATGCGTGTCAGAGAACCCTGACTACGATTACCGACGTGCTGATGCCGAATCTATGCGATTCCGTAGCGAGTATGTGTGCGTAAAGGACAAGCGTATCGTCAAGGTTGGCGGCTATCGTTCGTTCCCTTACCCGACAGCTCGGTTCATCAAGCGTCACGACGGCTCATCCTACGGCTTAGGTTGCTGTGAGATGGCGCTTCCTACTATCCGTGGGCTGAACACTGCAGAGGCACAGATGCAGGACTCTCTACAGATGGCTTCACGTCCACCTACAGTGGTCAAGGACGACGAGACACTGGACATTGATGAGATTGCCCCTAACAGCGTCATCCACACCGCAGGGGAGATCACACAGCTCCGTGGGACTCACAACCCAGAGGCTGATCAGGCTGACATCCAGCGCTTGACAGACGAGATCCGTCGCCAGTTCTTCACCAATGTGTTCATGGCAGTGATGCAGAGCAACTCGGACAAGACAGCTACAGAGATCGACGCACTACAGGCAGAGCAGTTTGCTAGTATCGGGCCGATGATCTCACGTCTACGCTCTGAGTTCTGGTCGCCAATGATTCACCGGGTGCTTGATCTGTTGATCGAGGCAGGTGTCATCGAGGCTCCTGACGAGTCCGTAGCGGGTGGCAACTTCGAGGTCAGCTACATTTCACAGCTCGACACTAAACTGGGCTTGATGGATCAGCAGAAGACCATGCAGGCTGTCCAGAGCATCGTCATGCTGCTTACAGTGGCACGTGAGAACCCTGAGCTGGCTCGGATCATTAAGGTCGAGAAGATGGCAGTAGGGTTCGCTGAGACGCACAACATCGACTACGAGCATATTGTCACTGACTATGAGCGTGATGAGATGGATGCAATGGCAGCACAGGCAGCACAGCAGCAGCAAGCTCAACAGCAGCAAATGATCGATCAAGAGGCAGTAGCGCCAATTGATCCTACTAAGAAGCCCGAGGAAGGCTCACCGGTAGCAATGGAAATGCAGCAAGCACAACAGTAATGGCTAAGACAATTCAACTACGCAAGAAACCGCTCCTACGTGACTCTCTGTTCGCGCTACGTGGCAACACTCACTTCAATGCCTTCCTATTGGCAATGGACGTCGAGTGTGGCTACGGCAAGACAGTGTTTGACGGTGAACAGGGGCAGAACGGCTTTAACCAAGGCCGCCAGTCATTTGCGAATGACGTGCATAATCATTTACAGGCACTCGATCGAGAGTCTAAACAAACCCAATAATAATACATATGAGCGATAATATCTCAACAGATACCGCAGAAGTAACAGAAACAGCCTCCCCAGAGGCATCCAGTGCGAGTGAAAACCTCATGGACACTGCAGCAGTAGAGTCACCAGTAGAATCAGCAGAAGTTCCGGCAGCTTGGTATGACGGTCTATCCGATGATGTAACTAGCCACAAGGGCTTTGAAGGCGTCAAGGGCAAGATCAAGGACATTGATGGGCTTACCATGAGCTACCTCAACTTGCAGTCCCGTATGGGCAGCACAGAACCGGGTGGTCTTAAGGCTCCGTCGGCAGAAAGCACTCCAGAAGAGCTTGCAGCGTTCTACAAAGTAGCTGGTCGTCCAGAGTCAGCAGGTGATTACACGTTTGATGGCTTGCCAGAGGGCTTGGAGTTGGACACAGAGCGTCTCACAGAGCGTAATGCAGCAATGCACGCGGCTGGGCTATCTCAGTCGCAGTATGAGACCGTAATGGG